AGGGATAAAAATGAAGTTTGAATTCCACCACCTTTTAAACTACTTCTTTCAGTAATTGCACTTCCCCCAGTAGTCCAAGAAGAACCATCATATAATTCTGTTGATGTTGTTCTAAGAGGAGAACCATATTTATATCCTAAAGCTGCTATCGCAGCAGTTTGCAATCCTGCTCCTGCAAGTTCATATCTAGCTGTTCCTAATGTTGCAGGACTAGTTGTCCAAGAAGAACCATTGTATTCTTCTGTTGCACTTAAAACAACGGGTGAAGATGGAGGATTTTTATATCCACCAAAAGTCAGTCCTGCTGTCTGTGTCCCAGCCATTGCATTACCATATCTTGAGGTACTTAAATCACCTGACTCAGACCAAGATGATCCATCATACTCTTCAGTTAATGCTTGTCCTTGTGTATTAGGTGCAGCTGTATATCCACCACAACCCAATGCAGCAGTTGAAGTTCCGCATCCTGCTATATAACCTCTAGCAGTAGTTAAATCAGCTTCTTCTGAAAAAGTGCTTCCATTATATAATTCAGTTAAATCTTGTGAAGTTCCAGTAGTTCCACCAAACGCTAAAGCTGCTTCTTTAGTTCCAGAACCACCTATTGCTCCTCTAGCCGTGTTTAAAGTTCCACTACTGGCCCATGCTCCAGCGGTTATTGTGTTTGTTGATTTGTTATATTCTTCTGTGGCTGTAAATCTAGTTCCACCAGAATTAATTCCACCAAAAGCTACCGCACTAGTATTACTAGATGAGTTTTTTGTTGAAGCAAGAGCAGTTCTTGCTGTAGCTAAAGTTGCAGGAGAAGCTGTCCAAGTTGACCCATCGTATGCTTCATTTAAATTTCTAGTAGTATCAGGAGGTGTAGTATTTCCTCCAAAACCTAATGCTGCAGTTTGAATACCTGAAGCAGCTAATCTTCTCCTTCCAGTGTTTAAAGATCCACTAGATGTCCAATTAGTTCCATCATATTCTTCTGTGGCACCTGTATCACCAGGAGTTGATCCACCAAAAACTACAGCAGCTGTATTAGCTGCACCGCATCCTGCAAATTGATATCTAGCTGTTCCTAAATTATTTTGTTCACTCCAACTTGTTCCATTGTATTCTTCTACATTTCCAAGTATTGGAGGACTATTTCCTCCAGCTACCAAACCACTAGTTTCAGTTCCAGCAGAAGCACTATAACCTCTACCAGTTCCCATTGAATTTCCTGTTGTCCAAGATGTTCCATTGTATTCTTCAGTAACTGCAGAATTTGGAGAACCACCAGCAGACACCGCAGCTGTTTGAGTTCCAAAACTTCCCATTGCTGCCTCTGGAGTATTCATAGTTCCACCAGTGCCCCAACCAGTTCCATTATATTCTTCCGTTAATCCTACTGTTCCACCCCCAGGACTATAACCACCAAATCCTAAACCAGCTGTTGGTGTTCCACATCCACCTAAAGTATCATTAGCAGGACTCCTACCCATTGAAGAACCACTTGACCATGCTTCAATAACACCTAACCCTCTAAGCTTACCATCAGTGGAGTTATACCACATCTGACCTGTTTTTGGTTCACCAGGGTTGGAAGTTACTTTCGTAATCTTCTGCCCTATTAAATCTTTATAAGCAGCCATGTATCTCCTTAATTATTCTTTAAGAGCCAACCTTGTGTGCTATCTACATAAACTAAAGTATTCGCTGCTCTTTCTGTTGATACTGTTAAAGGATCTGTTGATCCTGCAATTTTTTCTGAACCGTTTTGATCGATTGTTAATGCGTTAGTATCAAATGTTCCTGCATAATCTATAAAAGAAACTTCATCACCTATACTTCCTGCAGGTAAATCCATTTCTATTGCACCAGCTGTTGTATTAATAAAATAACCTTCACCAGCTACTGCTGTAAACGTAGAAGTTTTTACTGCTTGCCATGATGTACCACCTGATACTTCAGCAAAAGATAGTTGTCCAACACCCGTTGCACCTGAACCAGTAACACTAGCTACTTTTAAAAATCTATCTGCTGTTACGTTTCCAGTAGGAAATTTTAGTTCATACGACTGCCCAGAGCTATGTGGGGGTGATGTAAGTTTAATTCCGTGGGAGTTAGATTCACAGTTAAGCTGAATCGAACCTGGGTTTGTAGCACCCATAACTTCAACAAGACCTGTTCCTTTTGGTCTTACTTTTAAATTAATATTTGAATCATCTCCAACTGCACCAATCTGTGCACCAGCACCTGTTGCAGCATTTGTAATATCTATGTGGTTTACTGCAGAACTAGTTGTTTCAAAAATTAATTGTTCATTTCCGTTTTCATCTCTGATACCATGAGCATCATCGAAGTCTATCATGAAAGAGTTAGTGTCTAAGTTACCACCTAATTGTGGTGAAGTATCATCAACTACATCACTAGCTAATGATATTGTAGAAATATTTGGATTAGTTCCATCATCTGCTTTTGCATATGCAATTACTGTTTTACCACTTGCAACTGCAGCTGAAGTTCCTGTACCTGTTGCATATTTAAATGTTACAGTTTGAGAACCAGATGTTGCATTTTTTAAAAAGTAAAAGTTTTGAACATCTAAAGGTATTGTTACATTTCTAGCCCCTGTAAGAGACCCTGTAAATTCTATAATTCTATGTGAAAGAGTTGCACCTGTTGATCCATCAGATACTGAAAGAGTTGTGTCCCCTGAATCAGAGACAGCTTGAGTTGTATAACCACCAGATATTTGCTCGATGATTTGTAAATTTGTATTAGTTTTTGTTCCCCATGTACCGGCGTTTTCACCAGTTGCTTGAAGTTCTACACCTAAAGGTGTGTATGTTGATGCCATAAAAATTCTCCTACGCTGCTACATCGTTATAACTTGTATTTGATCCAGTTGCAACATCCGAATATGTATCGTTCGAACCCGTTGAAACATTACTATATGATATATTTGCACCTGGGTCAACATCTCCATAAGCAAAGATATCGACAGCTCCAATATTAAATGTAGCTGTTTGACTAGTTAATCCGACGATCATATCGTCTAAAGATATTGCACCTACAGAGGCACTAAATGATACTCCAGTTAATCCTAAACCTTCTTCTACCGTTAAAGAACCTACACTAGCTGTTAGTGTTTGAGCAGTAGGTTGTATTAATGCGTCACCTTCTTGAGCTACGAATCCTTGTGAAGATGTTATTTCTAGCCCTGTTATTTGAACTACATCATTTGGTATTACCACAGTTCCAAGACTAGCAGTAAATTGTATTCCAGTTAAATCAGCTTCTTGTGAGGATGATCCAACAGCAGTTCCTTGTTCAGATGTAATTGCTAAACCAGAAAGTTGAGCTACAGTATTTGGTATTGTAACTGTTCCTTGACTTAAAGTAAAATCTAATCCTGTTAGACCAATAGTCATGTCATTGACTGTAAGAGATCCAACTGAAGAGGTTATTGATTGACCCGTTAGGCCAACTTGCATGTCAACCACGGACACTGAACCAACAGATGATGTGATGGATAGTGTATCGTCTATAATAACAGGAACAAAAGCTTCACCTTGTGATATGGTAGATTCAAAACCAGTTGGAGTAAATATAACATCAGGGATATCTACAGATCCAACAGAAGCTGTAATAGATAAACCAGTTGGAGATATTGTTTGATCTTTAAGTTCACCCCACTCACCATCATTCCAAGCTTGTGCACCCCAACCTGTTTTTAAAGTTGTGTTTTCATTCCAATAAGCTTGGCCCCAGGTAAACCTGCCCCATCCTGAAGTCGTCGACACTGTCGACCTCCTATGCTAATCTGATGATTGCTGCTGTCGCGCTATTGTCTGGAAATTCTATTTTAAAAGTTCCGTTACTCGCTGTTTTGTCACCACCGAATGCGATTGCACAAACAGCATCGGTTGTGCCTGAGCCACCATCTGTTGTTGTGTTATAAATCAATGCAGCATTTGCAGTGAAAGAAGCTGAACTGTAAGTTACATCACCAAAATCTGTAAAAGCAGTTGTGCCTGTTAAACCAACTCCAGTATTTGTTAGAGTTGCACCACCCGCTGTGTATGCAGTTCCTGATGTGTTTGTAATTTCTTCTGATGTTGAATAATCTGTCGTAGAAGCACCTAAAGTTGCAGAACTATCAAATAATGCAAGTTTAAAAGTGTGACCACCAGATGATTCAAAACTGTGTTTTCCTTGTAAAAGTTCTTGTTTAAAACTTGAACATATTGCCGATGTATTTGCCATAACTTATTCTCCTACGGGTTTGCTGAGTTTATTGGAATTCGAACAGCGCCATCAGTGTAGTCATCTCTTCGTCTTCTACCAACTTGTTCGTTAGCAAACTTCTGTACTTCTTGTTTATATTTATTTTCATACAAAGTCAACATGTCTATCGGGCCTTTTAAAAAGCCATATGCTTCTGATAAACAGCAATATAATAGTCCATTTGGAAAGTTAAGACTAATGTAATTAGTATCATCATTCTCTAAAAGAGCTGGCATTTTATTAAAATGAACTCTAAATCTATAAGTTGTATTTGGAACTGGGGCTACAAATATTCTACCTGATGTAGTGTCAGACTCTCCTGTAGCACCACCAAACATAGCATAATATTTAGGTTGACCTTGAGCTGCTGATGTACCTGTTACATCTTGATACTCTTGAAGATATGTTACATCTTTTTTCTCTAACCATCTGTTAGCTCCTGTAATCTCAGACCCTGCTGTGTCATAAACTTGTATACCTCTAATAAATACAGCTCCTGCAGGACAGTTAATAGACTCTTGTCCAGCAACAAAATTACCTACTTGTTGTTTTCTATCTGCATCGATAGGTACATCTCTAAATATTCTATACTGTGCATTTAAAATTATATTTTCTAAAACAGCATCTGTTAAAACATTAGAGTCTGTTTCAGTATAACTTCTTATTTGAGTTTTTAATCCTGATGCACTTAATCCAGCCATTATTTACCTCCTACAATAGCTATGCAATCTGGACAGCTTTTTCTATATCTTAAATGACTACCACAATGTTCTGGTTTTTCTTCAACATGCACAGGGATTTCTGGTTCTGGTGTATGTAAATATAATTCTTCGTGCGGATCCATTTCTTTTTTAGGTGTGAACAAACCCTTAATTAAATTTATAATATGTTTTATCATGCGCTTACTGTGACTGGCCCTGCTGAAGCTATGTCACCTCCTCCTTCTAATGTTATTGAAGCCGTAACTCCAGAACTAAAAGTATAATTATTATCATCAACTTTAGTAATTGTATACCCCCCTGATGCATTTATTGTTGCAGCAGGTAAATTTGCAACATTAGACGCATTTCTAAATCTAACAGTATCACTAGTTGATCTACCATGATCTGGTTCATTTACTGAAACAGTTGATGATCCGTTGGTAATAGTAAAAGCGTTTGAAGGTAAAATATTAGGTACAGCAGTTTCTGTTCTGTCGGGTCTAACATTACGCAAAGATATTGCATCACCATTCATAGGTTTTGGTTCTAATTGTGGTTGCTTTGGTTCAAATTCAGATACGTGCACAAACGCACCATTCCACTCTCTAACCATTTCTTTATATGGAAACTCCATACCTGATCTATCTGATATTGCTCGTGCGTATTTTCCTGTTGCGTACTTTGCCATTATGCTCCTGGGTAATATGCTTTTGGTGTTATATATGTGCTTGAAGCTGAACCATCCTCTGCTAATGCTCTAGCTAATTCATCTTCATAAGCTAATTTTGTAGCTTGTATGAGTTGTGGTTGATATTTTTGTGATAAATAATATGCTAATCCAGATATCATGCATGGTACAAATCTAAATGGAACATCAGTTGCATTAGTGTAATCACCTACATCTTGAATTCTTTTTATATAATAAATATGCATATCTTTAGATGCATTTGTAGAATCTGGTGTTGGGTAAACATGTATTCTAACTTTATCAATAAATCTCTCCACCCAATATTGATTAGGTGTTCCTTTAGATAATTTGTTAGAAAAACCTGCATAAGTAGATCTATCTACTTTAGTCATCGGTGAATCTGATTGTGTTGTTTGAGTTCTATTTGATCTTAACTGTGCCTCAAGAACATCAGATATTCCATAAACATTTGCTGGTGTAGAAACAGCACTTGTACCATCATCACTTGATCTAAAAAAATCATAGTCTGATTGACCTTCAATTAAATCAATATTGAGATCTGCTATTTCCCAATAGTGAATACCTCTATTACCCCATTCTTGAAACAGAATATTAAGAGATCGTCTTGCAGATTTAAGTTGATAACCTGCAACATTTTGCAATCCGATACGTTCAAAAGCTTCTTCTACTATTTCATCAATAGCAAAAGTTTTATCGAACGTTGCTGTTCCCGAAGTAGTATTAGCCATTTAAACTCCTACGATTCGTAAACTTTAATCCATTCACAAACGACTGTTCCAGTGTCTCCTGAAGAGCAAGCTGGTAAAGTTATATTAACATCACCAGTAAAATTAGTAGCCTCGGTATTTTTTAAACCACCAAAACTAGAATAATCATATTCCATTTCACCTGCTAATGTTTGAAATACTATATTTGTTCCTGAATTATCCCAGTCCATACGTAACGCATCAGCTGGTGCTGTTACAGAAACATTAAAACTGACTTTGTTAAGTCTTACAGTTTTGCAAGTTTTACCGTTGTTTGTTGCTAAACTAGAAACATCAACTATTTTAGTTGTGCTTCCTTCTCCATCACCCGAAACCACATTGTAGTGAGTGACTT